ATGTCAAAGATAATACCCCTTAATCCCCCGGAAAACAACCCGAACATGGCCGCCGCGCTTCAATTGGCCGAGGCCGGATACCCCGTTTTCCCGGTGTCCCAGGCTCGCAAGCCCCTGGTGCGCTGGAAGGACGCCGCGTCCGACGATCCCGCCCAGGTGCGGCGCTGGTGGAGCAAGTGGCCGGACGCCATGCCCGCCATGCCGACGGGCTCCAGAAGCGGTGTGAGCGTCCTGGACATCGACCGCAAGAATGGGAAGGACGGCTACGCCGAGCTTCGCAAGATCGGGCTCGACCCGGACGCCCTCAGCCATGTGCGGGTGCAGACCCCGAGCGGTGGTGAGCACATCTATTTCCAGCACCCGAGGGGGCTCAGGAACTCGGCGTCGGAGATCGCCCCTGGCCTCGACGTGCGGGGCGATGGCGGCTACGTCCATGCCCTCGGCGCTGTCAACGGCTCCGGTGTCTTCGAAGCCCTCGACACGCACCTTGCAGACGACGTGCTCGGCCTGCCGGGATGGCCGGAGACGCTTCGGCAGGTGCGCCGCGAGGCCGAGCCTGCCCCGAGCCCGAAGGCCCCGGACGCGACCAACGATGATCTGTCCTGGGCGCGGCAGGAGCTTGACGACGTGTGCGCCGAACTGGCCGCCGCCGAGCCTGGCGGGCGCAACCATGACCTCAACCGCGCGGCGCATCGCCTGGGCGGTATCGAAGCCATTGGGCTCCTGGACGCCCAGGAGATCGGCTATCGGCTCCTGGCCGCCTGCGCCGCGAACGGGCTCTTGCGGGAAGACGGCAAGGAAGCCTGCCGCGCCACCATCAACAGCGGGCGGAAGAGCGGACGCGAGAGTCCACGCTATCCCCCAGACCCGCCCGTCACCGACGACGATTTCGAAGACCTTCGCACCGAAGAGGATTTCGAAGACCCGGACGAATGGGCGGCCTTTGTCCTCGGCCAGCCGATCCCCGAGCCCTCGGCCAAGAGCAAGACCGGCGGGCTCACCTTCATGTCGCCCGGCGAATGTGAGGAAGAGGCGCGGCGCGGCTATGTGGTCAAGGGGCTGATCGGCCCTGGTCAAATCGGGTGCATCTTCGGCGATCCTGGGGCGGGCAAGAGCCTGATCGCCCCGAACATCGCCTATGCCGTTGCCCAGGGACGCGAGACCTTCGGGATGCGGACCAAGGCCGCGCCCGTCTTCTATGTCGCCGCCGAGGATGAAGCCGGGATGCGGGGGCGCGTCCGCGCGCTCCGGGCCGACCATGGCGAGGCCGACGGCTTCAAGCTGGTGGGCGGCGTCTCCGACCTCTTCCGCAAGGACTCGCCCGACCTCAAGGCGCTGCGCCGGGCCGTGAAGGACCAGCGCCCGAGCCTGATCGTCATCGACACGCTGGCCATGGCCTTCCCTGGGATGGACGAAAACAGCGCCGAGGGCATGGGCCGCGTGGTGGCCGTCGCTCGGGCGCTCACCAAGTGGGGCGCGGCGGTGATCCTGGTCCACCACGGCACCAAGGCCGAGGGGAACACGCCACGCGGCCATAGCCTCTTCAACGGGGCGCTGGACATGGCACTTCACCTGAAAGCGAAGGACCAGGGCGGGATTGTGCGGGGGCACCTCACCAAAAACCGGAACGGTTCCTGCGACCTCGACATCGCGTTCACCATCGACGTTCGCACGTTCGGCCATGATGAAGATGGCGACCCTATCGAAGCGCCCTTTGCCAGTGAGATTTCGTCCGATGCCCTGGCCCGAACGGTTCAACTCTCACCGACCGAACGCGCGGTCATGGCCAACTTCGCGGAACTGGCCAGCGGCGCGGATCACGTCGAACGGCAGGGCCTTCGCGACAAGTGCCTATCGGACGGGGCGGTTTCATCTGCGGAGAATCCGGCCAGCCGCAAGGACACGTTCAACCGCGCTCTGCGGTCTCTGGCGCAGAAAGGCGTGCTGGAAGTCGGGACCGACCAAGTGGGGCTGGTCAATCCTGGGGGCGTTTTTGACGACGATTTCGAAGACCTGGAAGATGAAGGGGCAGAGCAATGAGACCGAGACAGACCGAGACCAAGGCGAGACAAGTCTCGATTGTCTCACCACGGCATGGCTGCGGAGACCGAGACAGACCGAGACCACACCCTTTAGGGTGGTCTCGCTGTCTGGTCTCGCTGCCCCGCGCTCCGCATCTCTGGAAATCTCTGGAGTTTCCCAGAACCGCAGGGACAGGGGGCGGCGGGGGCGGGTCCCTCCTGGAGTTGGCGTGTCGCGGGGGGCGCGGAGCCCCGGCATTTCGCTCACTCCAGAAATTTCCAGAAATAGAATCCAACTCTGGAGTGGTTGACTCATGAAAACCCAAATGAACGACCCCGAAGACCTCCTTGGCTTCGATTGGCCCGCGCCGGACAACTCTGAAACGGTGAGCGCCGCCGATCTGTCCCAATGGCTCAACCTGTCGCCCGCGCGCATCCACGCCCTGGCCCGCGAAGGCGTGATTCCGAGACATGACGGGCGTTTCGAACTGCGCCCCGCGATCCTCGCCTATGTGGAGCATCTGCGGGCGGGGCAGAAAGGCCGCCTGACCAGCAACCCGGACCTGGCCGAACAGAAGCTCCGGCTCGCCACGGCCAACGCCGAGAAAGTCGAGATCGCGAACGCCAAGGCGCGGGGCGAACTCCTGGACGCCCGGCAGGTCGCGCATGAATGGCGGGCCGTGGTGGTCGACCTTCGGGCCGCTGTCCTGGCGATCCCGAGCCGCGTGACCGCGCGCCTGGGGCTCGACCGAAAGGCGACACAAGCCCTCGACAACGAAATCCGAGATGCCATGGAGACGATTGCCGATGACCGTTGATCCCCGTTTCGCTGATCTGCGCCGCGAGGCGCTGGAAGCCTTCCGCCCGCCCGCCAAGCTGCGCCTCTCCGACTGGATCGAGTCCAGCGTCTTCCTGCCTTCCAGCCTGGCCGCGCAGCCTGGGCGTATGCGTCTCTGGAAGCCGCAAAGAGAGATTGCCGACTCCATCGGCGACGATACGGTCGAGCGCGTCACGATCCTGAAATCGGCCCGCGTCGGTGCGACCCAACTCATGGTCGGCGCGCTCGGGCATTTCGTCCATAACGACCCGTCGCCGGTCCTCTGCACCGTCCCGGCAGAGGCCGACGCGCGGCACCTCATGGTGAGCGTGGTGGAACCGACCTTCAACGAGTCTCCGGCGCTGCGGGCCGCCCTGACAACAGATGCCTCGGGCCGCGACGTGCTCTTGCACCGGCATTTCGCGGGCGGATCACTGTCCATCGTCTCGGCGCGCGCGCCCCGCAACCTTCGCGCCCGCACGGCGCGGGTTCTCTTCGCCGACGAAATCGACGCCTATGAACTCAGCGCCGGGGTGGAGGGCGATCCCGTCGACCTAGCGATCCGGCGGACGATGACCTTCGGCAATCGGCGGATCGTCCTGGCCTCGACTCCCGTCGACGCCGAGACCAGCCGGATTCTGCGGGCCTATGAACAATCCGACAAGCGGGTCTTCGAAGTGCCCTGTCCGGGGTGCGGGGATTTCCATGAGATCGTCTGGGCGGACATCCGGTGGGACGCGGACAAGCCCGAGACCGCGCATTGGGTATGCCCGTCTTGCGGGTCGGTGGTGGAGGATCACCAGAAGCCGCCCATGGTCGCAGAGGGCCGCTGGAGGGCCACAGCGCCCCAGGTGGAGGGGCACCGGGGATACAAGCTCACGTCCCTGACCTCGACCCTGCCGAACGCCTCCTGGCCGCGCCTGGCCGCCGAGTTTGTGCAGGCCAAGCGGAGCCCGACTACTCTCAAGCCCTGGCTGAACACCGTCCTGGGCGAGCCCTGGAGGGGCGAGGGCGACGACCTGGACGCGACCGACCTCGGGGCACTCCAGCGCCCGTTCTCGCTCGACTCCGTGCCTCCTGACGCGCTCCTGGTCACCGTAGGGGCCGACGTGCAGGCGGATCGCATCGAAGCGACATTCGTCGCCTGGACACGCGACGGGGACATGCGCGTGCTCGGCCATGAGGCCGTCTGGGGCGCACCGACCGAGAACGAAACCTGGGCCGAGGTTGACGACCTCTTGCGGCGTCAATTCCATCACCCTGCCGGGGGGCTCCTGACGGTCGACGCGGCGGTCATCGACTCCGGGAATTGGGCCGATCATGTCTATGCGTTCTGTCGCCCCCGTGCCGCTCGCCGTGTCCTGGCGGGCAAGGGGGTGGCGGGGTTCTCTCGCCCGTCTCTGGCGTTCTCCACAAGCCGCAAGCTCCGGCTCGGGCTGGTCGGTATCGACGGCATAAAGCAACAGCTTCACCAGCGCCTCGCCCATGGCGAGACGATCCTGTTTTCCGAGGCCCTAGGCGGGGATTACTTCGACCAGATACGGGCCGAGCGGCTGGTGACGAAATTCAGCCGGGGGCACTCGGTGCGGAGATGGGAAGTCATCAGCGGGCGGCGCAATGAGGCCCTCGACACCCTGGTCTATGCCTTCGCGGCCCGCCAACTTGTCGGCGTTGACCTGGAGCGGCGTGAGGCTGATCTGTCGCGCGTGACCGGGCCGACGAAAGCCGCTACGGTGGTCAAGAGCAAGTGGCTGACAGGTCAGCCCTTTTAATTTGTAGGAGATTATGGTGCTCTCACTGCGCGGGTGCAGAAACAGATTATTGAGGAGTCGTAGCGTTGTTTAATTATCTCGCCACAGAGGAATACGCGATTGCGCAACTAATGGCCCCCGTTTGGTTAATTGCCGCGTTTGTAATATTCAAAAGATTGGGCGGATTTCCCAGCAGAATTTCCAGGCTCCGTTATTGGTCTTTGGTCATGACAACCGGCCTTCTGGTTGGCGGCTGCCTACCGGCTTTCTGGATACTGTCTGGAATTGAGCCGAATCTTGGTCTTGCTTTCCTTGGCATAGTTGTCCTGATTGGTGGTTCTGTGGGCGCATGGCTAGCCTTGGCGCGAACAAATGATATGGGCAACGAAGGACCTGCTCTTGCGGCTTTCAGTTGGTTCCCATTGGTCAATTTATTCACAATTTTCGGCACACCAAAGGACAAGGAGTTTTCAAGCCCCACTTGGGGGCACTTCGTAAAACGATTTTTTGCAGCCTTCGCCCTACCACTGCTGACCTTTGGGCTTTTGGTGGTGATTTACATCTTGCTGGCGGATCGCATGTTGATCGCTCAAGCTAAAAACCCGGAAGTTTCCCGTGAATTTGTGCGATCTCAAATCGTTGAAAATGTTCAAGCTGGCGCACCTATTCAGTTGGACCGAACCACTACACTGGTTGGCGCAGAAAATTTGGAAGGCACGGTTTTCTACGTTTACGAAATCACCGATGAAATCATTTCGTCTGGTCAAGAATCATTTTTGAGTTGGTCGTCAGAACAACAAATACCAAGCCTCTGCTCAGAAGGCACTCTGATGGAGTTTGAAAGAAATGGGATTGATGTCGCCTTGGCCTACCTTGACACTGCCGGAGAAGTGTTCGCGGTCATCGAACTGGACGCGGCAGATTGCACTTGAGCATACAGATTGAGACGATTGGCGAACTCATGCGGTCACGGGCAGACTAAGCCGAAATCATTCATCGCTGTCGGTCGACCCGCTTGCGGCCTCAAATCCCAAGACCGCCAGCATGGCGATGCGTTCCAGAAGGTGGAAGTTGAACTTGGAGTCCGTCGCGGCGGCGGTGCGGATCGCTTCCACGACTTCAATGGTGGCCGTGTCGTGATCCTCTTGGCGATGCTCGGCGAAGTCGGCGATGATCCGAAGTCCGGCGTCCAAGCCTTGTTCTCGGGCCTCTTCCAGAGGGTCGGTCATAGGGTTCTCCCAGGATTGTAGAAACCGCCCGGAATCTCATTCCTGAGCTTCTTGAGCGCGTGGTAGTGCGCCACGCCCGGTTCCATCCTGTATTCCTTCAAGTGGTATTGGAAGACCTTCTTGAACTTCCGCCGCGTCTTGCGCGGCCAGTGCGGTTCGGGCTCGCCCCACTCGACCTCATCGGCGGGGACGGAGACAAGCCCATCTTCGGTCAGATCGAACACAATCGCTCGGGGCATTTGCGTGACTCCTGAATGTAGGGGTTTGGGGTGTCCGGGGGCGGGCACGCCGCCCCCGGACCTGTCAGGAAAGGACAAGCATCTATGACGATCAGATGCCCACCCTACATAGCCTATCAACATTCAATCCGCAAGCATATGATACAAGAAAAGGTGCGACTAAACTATTGATAGACAACAGTAAACACGGAGTTGAGTGACCATCTTAGGCCCTTTCGTCATCTTGTGAGCGGTTCGTTTGTCGGTTATGTTCTGGGAATACCGCAGCCTGGAGAACGACAACATGACCCACCAAATGAGCCTTCGCGAACAAGCGGATTTCACCGCCGATCTGGACGGAATCGCCGACGATGAAGGGCGCAAGGCCGTCTTCAATCGCTTCCGCACGATCCGGGACAACGGAGCTATCGCGCCCGATCTGCCGACCGACTCGGGGCGCGCTGGCGCATATTCCATGGTGGCGGTCTGTGGCGCACGGCTGGTCTACACGACCTATGAGACCGCTCGGCGCGCGGACGTTTCCGTCCTTCTGGGCCGTTGGCTGGCCGAACGCCCGCTGGACCCGTCCGCCGATGCCCCCGTCGGGAAAACCTACCAGCCGCCGAGCCGGATCGAGTCCATTGTGCGCCGTGTGCAGGCGGGTGAGGCCGTCACGCTCACTGTAGAGCATCGCCGATTGATCCAGCCCGGCCTTTCCTGGGGCTTCATCCTGTCCGAGCCCCCGGCAGAGTCCGAGCTTGCCGAGGCCGCTCGAATGGTTCGGGATGAAAAGCGCCGCGCCTCGCATGAGGTCCGCGCCTCAATCGTCCTGCCCGTCTCCGATCTGATCCGCCCCGTCCTCGACAAGCTTGGGGGCGAATGATGCGACTTCCCCGTCTCCTGTCCTCTTGGCGTGGGAACCGTCGCGCCGAACCGCCCGCCCAAACTCGGAGCTTCGACGCCCAGAGCGGGCGGCGGTTCGGCGCGCGGGCCAACTATGCCAGTCACGGGCCGGAGACGCAGGCGGCGGGTCCGACCATCCGAGCCCGAGCCCGGCACGCCTATGCGAACAATGGCTACATCCGCAACGGCGTGAACGCCATTGTGGCCGAGGCCGTGGGGGCCGGTATCGAAGCGACCTCGGCGCACCCCGACTTGACGATCCGTGCCGAGATCGACTCGGCGTTCCTGGACGCGGCGGCGCGGATTGACGCCGAGGGGCGCACCGATCTGCGGGGCCTCATGTCTGCGGCGGTGCAAGCCGAGATTGTCGACGGCGAAGCGTTCTTCATCCTGGAGGACCGAGGCGGGCGTGCCGTGCTACGCCAGCTTCCCGCCGAGTTTGTAGACGAGTCGATGACGACCGAGCTTTCGGGCGGCGGATACATCGTCGCCGGTATCGAGTTTTCCGCCCTGGGCGAGCGCGTGGCCTTCCACATCCGGCCCGCACGCCCGACCGATCTATTCCCGACCGCGCGCGAGGCGATCCGGGTTCCCGCCGAAGACGTGTTGCACATCTTCCGCCCGCTCGGGCCTGGGCAGGTGCGGGGCGTGTCGCAACTCGCTTCCATCCTCCTGACGGTCAATGAGTTTGACCAGCTTCAAGACGCGCTTCTGGTCGGTGCCAAGGTGGCCGCGATGCACACCGGCTTTGTCACCGACGTGAACAACCTGGGCGGCGCAGGCGAAGGGTTCTCCGATGCCGACGCGCTCGGCGACATCAGCCTGGAGCCCGGCACCATGCGGGTTCTGCCCGGCGGCCTGGACGTGAAATTCAACACCCCGGAGCAAGCCAAGGACGGAATCAGCTTCGCCAAGCTCACCCTCGGGCAGATTGCCGCTGGCCTGGGCGTGCCTCAACACCTAGTCGACGGCGATCTGACGGGGGCGAACTATTCGAGCCTCCGCGCGGGCCTCCTGCCGTTTCGGGCCAAGGTCGAACAATTCGTCTATCACACCTTGGTTCCCCAATTCCTCGACCCCGTGTTCCGGCGCGTCATCACCGACGAATATCTGGCCGGACGCCTGGAGCTTCCCGACCTGACGCCCGCCTTGCGTGTCGAATGGCTGGCCCCGCGCCCGATGCAGGTCGACCCGGCCAAGGATGCCCAGGCCGTGCGGGAACTCCTGTCCATGGGGCTCACAAGCCGTCGTCAGGCCGTCGCCTCGCTTGGCTGGAACGTCGACCGACTCGACGCCGAGATCGCGGCGGATCGTGAACGCGAGCGCGCCCTTGGCCTGAACTTCACAGACAAGGAATCCAGCGATGACGAATGACCTCCTGCACCGTGACGCCCGGACCCGCCCAAACTCATTCGACCCCGAGACTCGAACGGTTTCGGCGGTCATCGCGACCCCTACGCCCGTGCCGCGCCGGGACGCTCGGGGGCCGTTCTTCGAAGTCCTGACGGCTGACACGCTCGACCTGTCAGCGTCCGAAAGCCTTCCCGTCCTCGACTCACATCGAACCGCGTCGGTTCGAGACCAGCTTGGGCGGGTTCGGTCCATCGCCCAGGAGGACGGCAACATCGTGGCCGTCCTGGAGATCACGTCCGCCGAAGATGCCGCCCCCGTGGTGCAGCGGATCGCGGACGGGACCGTCACCGGAGTCAGCATCGGCTACCGCGTGGCGGGATGGACCGAAAAGACCACGCCAGAGGGGCGCGTGAAGACCCCGACCCGCTGGCACATCACCGAGGTCACCTTGACCTCATCCCCGGCGGACCCGTCCGCCAGAATCCGGCAGAAAGGAAACGACATGCCCGACACGACCCCCGAAACGGTTTCGCCGGAAGCGGCGGAACAGACCCGGCGCAGCGACATTCGCACGCTGGTGCGCGAAGCCCAGCTTGGTCCCGAGATCGCTGACGACCTCATCGACGCGGGGGCAGACATGACCCGTGCCAAGGCCGAGGTCTATGACGCGGTGCAGGAGCGCCGTCGCTCGGCCCCGATCATTCGCACCCACACGGCGCAGAACGATGACCCGGCGGTCATTACCCGTCGTCAATCGGATGCTCTGGCAACCCGCATGGCGGGCGGTGAGTGCCCCGAGGATGCCCGGCAATACCTGGGCTTGACCATGCGGGACGTGGCGACGGAAAGCCTCCAGCGGGCCGGTGTTTCGACCCGTGGCATGAGCGCCGACGAGGTGTTCACCCGTGCCGCTGCCCACACCACGTCCGACTTCCCGCTCCTGGTATCGAACGCCATGGGCAAGGTTGCGCTGGACAGCTACCGGGCCGCCGAAAGCCCGCTCAAGACCCTCTGCCGTCAGCGCACGCTGCCGAACTTCAAGGAGTCCACAGCGATCCGCCTGGGCGAAATGGGGCGGCTGGAAGAGATCGCCGAAAATGGCGAGATCACCCACACGTCGCGGGCCGAGAACGGCGAAACCATGCGCCTCAAGACCTTCGCGCGCGGCGTCACCGTTTCCCGGAATCTCTTGATTGACGATGACCTGGGGATGCTCGGCGACACGACCGCTGCCCTTGGCGAAGCCGCTGCTCAGACCGAGGCCGACATTCTGGTCGACCTCATCACCAGCAACCCGAACTTGTCGGACGGCACGGCAGTGTTCGACGCCAGCCGGAGCAACATCGGTTCCGCCGCTGCGCCGTCTGTGTTCGCACTCACGGCGGCACGGCAGGCCATGCGGACCCGCACCGGCCTGGACGGGAAGACCATCATCAGCGCCACCCCGCGCTATGTTCTGGTGCCTGCCGATCTGGAGACCGAGGCCGAACAGGTTCTCGCCACCATCCAGCCGAACGCCACCAGCGACGTGAACCCGTTCGGCGGCAAGCTCACGCTTCTGGTCGAGCCCCGGCTTCCGGCGGACACCTGGTATGTGTTCGCGGACACCGCCCGACTTGCGGCGATGCAATACGCCTACCTCTCCAGCGCCCAGGGTGTGCAAATCCAGCGCACCGAGGCGTGGGATACGCTCGGGATGAAATTCCGGGCCTTCCTCGACTTCGGCGCGGGCTGGCTCGACTGGCGGGCGGCTCACCAGGTGCCGGGGGCGTAACCCATGGCCTTGACCATCGACCAGCTTACCGCGGCGCGTGACGCGCTCCTGGACGCCCGAGCTTCGGGCGTCCGGGAAGTGCGGGACCAGAACGGCGAGTCCATCACCTACAAGGGCGACCGTGAGATGGCTAACGCTTTGGCCGCGCTCGACCGCGAGATCGCCCAGGCGACGGGGCGGGCGGCACCGACAACCCTCCGATTCAGAACCTCGAAAGGAACCTGACATGAAGAACTATGTGCAACCTGGTGAGAACATCACCGTGACCGCAGAAGCCGCCGCGTCGTCTGGCGACGGCGTGAAGGTCGGAACCCTCTTCGGCATTGCCTCGGGTGACGCCGAGGTCGGCGACCCGCTGGTGCTGGTGACCGAAGGCGTGTTCGAGATGCCGAAAGTCGCGACCGATGACATCGCCGTCGGTGCCGCCGTCTACTGGCGCTCCAGCGACGGGCTGGTGACGACCACGGCGACCAGCAATACCAAAGTGGGCGTGGCGATCATGGCCGCTGGTAACCCGTCCAGCGCCGTCCGCGTCCGCTTGAACGGCACCTTCTGATCCGATGAACGCCCCGGCCACCATCACGTCCAACCTGCTGCGCCTTCACCGGGCGCGAGACAAGGTTGCGCGTCTGGTGGTGGCCGATGCGGTCTATGCGCCGATTTTCCAGCGCCTGGAAGCCGAGATCGCCGAGGCCGAGGCGGCGGAAGACGTTGTGGCGCGCGCTCGGGCCGTCGCTCAGAAGGCCAGCGGTGCAAGAATCTCCCGCTGATAGTCAAGCGTGGCCCCGTCACCATACTCTTCACGGGTGAGCCGGTGGCCCATCAAGTCCCGCCGAACCCGTTCGTCCACCTTGGCCGCAAGCAAGCGGTCTTCAAAAGCGTGTCGCAATGAGTAGAGAGAATGTCTGTCCGACTCCAAGAGCCCGTTTTCCCGAAGATACTTGTTCACCGCCCCGGACAAGCCCGCCTTGTCGCGGTATCGCGGAAAACCGTTCGGAAAGCCGCGCATGGCCTCAAGGCTCACGCCGGTCAGGGCGATCCTTCGGCGCGCGCGGCGGCTCTTGAGTTGCCGCCCGACCGGCTCAATGGAAATGTGGGGCACGTTGTCTTTCAAATGGATCGTCTCGGGCGTCAGGCTGGCAATCTCCGACGGCCTGCACCCGGTGTTGACCATGACCAGCACGATTGCGCGAGCTTCATCGTTCAACCCGTCCAGCGCCCCCGGCTTCAACAGATGATCCCGAATCCACGTCACCGAGAACGGCGGGCGTTTCTTGGCCTCGCCTTCTCTCAAGGACAGGTCGGACAGGGGCAGAACCAGCCCGAGGCGCTTCATGCGATTGACGGTCTTGAGCACGTCGCCCAGATGAATCAGGTCCTTGTTCGCACTGTTGGGCGTCAGGTCTTCATCGGCGATGCGGTCAATCCACCAGTCCCGGAAGGCCAGCATATCGTCGCCCGTGATCTGGGGCAGTGGCCTGTCGCCTACCACGTCCACGAAATTCTTAACGGCCTTGATCCTCGGGTTCTTCCATCGGCGAAGCTGGTCTTCGCTCTTGCCCAGGGTCTTGTCCTTGGTCAGTCCCCAATAGAGATCGAGTGCCCGAGTGACCGTGACCGGCGGCTCGGAGACACCGCCCAGGAGCGCCGCCGCCTCCACGGGGTTTGGTTCGCCCTTGTGTTCGGGCACGGCCTCGACACGCTCCAGAAGCTCGGCGACGGGCAGGGCTCCAACCTTGGCGGCGGGCAGGAAGCGGAAGCCCCGACGCTCGGCCAACTCCCGCGCCGCCTGGAAACGGCGTTCCGCGTCTTCGGTATCCCCGGCAAGGCGCGCTTCCCAGGCTTCGATAAGCTCCGCCCAGGCGGCTTCCGCCTTGAGCTTTGCCAGTTGCTCGGAGTCCGTGTGGAGGCTCTGGGAAACCAATTCACGCGGTTCTATGGGCGCGAACCTCTTCGGCACCCGGCGGCGCAAATGGTAGGTCTTCCCGATTTTCTTGAGTGCCAT